GGCAGTACTTGAAAACGCATTGATGCCGGCCATGATCGACATGGCTTCAGCATTGGCTGCCATAGTGGTTGCGCCGGAGGCTTGAGTCGACTTGCCGACAAGCAACTGAACGGCCTGGTAGGCCAGCCACTGGGCCGCCATCTCACCCAAAGCGCTCACAATAGATCGGGCCATATTCTCAGCCATACCGCTGACAGCTTCGCCCAGCGTCTCAGCATCAAATATCATGGACTCAAAGGCATCACCGAAGCGCGAAGAGAAATTGTCGATCGTCTCGCCCGCCAGCTCATCAAACGATTCCAAGTTCTCGCGCACGCCTTCAAGGTACTGCTCCCAGTAGCCTGCGTTGATTTCTGCAAGCTCTTCGTTCAGCCCCTCTTCCATTTTTCGCAAAAGCTCAGCGCGGGCTTGTCCGGTTACCTCTGTATTATCCAGAACGATCTGTCGACGGCGCTCGTACGACTCAAGCAAGCGCTGCTCTTCGTCCTTATAGCTGTCCTGTATTTGCTGAGCCTGCTTATTGATCTCTTCGATCTGTTTTGCGGCTTCCTTTTGCGCCTCAACCTGTTTTTCGTATGCATCAATGGTATTGAGCGCGGCATCTGCCTGGGCAATCTGTGCCTCTGTCGCACCCTCAAGCGCCAGCTTAAAAAGCATGGTTTGCTCTTCGCTCATGCCAAGGGTTGCGACTTGAAGCTCTAGCTGGGCGATCTGCTCCCCTATGGCGTCTCGAGCGCCGCGCGCGGAATCGGCCATTTCATCAAAGGCTTCGCCCGTTTCGTTTGCCAGCTTGCGATTCTCGACAGCTGCCTCAGCCGCGGCTTCGCCTGCTTCTTGAGCTGCTTTGTATGCTGTTTTAAACCTTTCTCCGGCTAACGGCGTGTTCAGGTAGGTCTGCAGGTCGTCTTGGCCAGCGGCAATGGCACCTCGCACCAATTCCAGCTCATTGCGTATCTTTGCTCCGGCGCCGGTTAGCCCGCGCGGCTCTATATCAACACCGGGTATTTGATTCGCTACACTGATTAGCTCGTTGAACGCCTCAATTGGGCCGTTGTAGATCGAGTCGGCGAACTCGTAAATCTGCTCGTTCATGCTCAGAACGACAAGAGATGCGGTCCTGCCAACAGTGCCGAAAACAACACCAACACCGTCAACAGCATCCATAACGAATGCCAGTGCGTTTACCGATTTTTCAACCGCGCCCTGCACCTGATCACCAAGGCCGCCTGCTTCCTCGGCGCTGTCCAGGAACTCTTCGCCAAGCGCTTTAAGGGCAGGCGCCAGTTCAACAGTCAGCTGTTTGCCAACTCCGTCAGCGAGAAGGCCGAAGGTGCTCATGGCATCATTTGCCATTTCTACTTTTGCGGCATCAACGTCTGATAGGTTTAGACCGAATATCTCTACCTGGCGCGCAGCCTCTGCAATGGTGCCAGGGTCCAGCTGCTGGATGGCGGCAGCATTACGGGTACCGAATAGATCACCAGCTACTGCGGCGCGCTCTGAAGCACTGACATTCTCGTCCAGCGCTTTGTTGATCATGGCAATGCGCTGATCAAGCGGAACGTCATAGACTTCTTGAGCGCTCAAGCCAAGGCGCTCGAACGCATCTGCCTGCAAGGTGACGCCCTGAATTGCCTTGCCAATATTGGCGTTCAGCGTGCGGCCGGCGGTCTCAATGGTGTTAAAGCCAACGCCGCCAAGCTCTCCAGCGCGGCGCAAGTTGGCCATGCTCTCGTAGGTGGTGTCCAGCTTCTGCGCCACCTTGGCCTGCTCGTCAATCAGATCCCGCTCGCGCTGAATCATCAACACGATGCCAGCGGCTGCGGCGGCGGCGCCTACGCCGATAGCGGTGCCAACGGCTTTGCCGTACTTCGCCATCTGGTCCGAGTTTTTCTTGGTCTGGCGTGCGGCCTTGTCCATTGGCCCGGTAAATCCGCCGGTCTTGGCGATCAAATCTAGCGTTAGCGTGCCAAGGCTTTTACTTGCCATGATTTTTCTCCAGGCATAAAAAAGCCCGCACGCGGCGGGCAAAATATTGGGCAATAAAAAACCCGCCGAAGCGGGCTTGTGTAATCTTTCTTTTAATTAAAGCCTGGGTAGTTTTCCGGCTTAAACTCGAAAGTTCTGGATCCTGCCTGGAAAAACTCAAGACCTATGCGCAGAGGCGCCCCGCTAGAAACAATTCTTTCAAACTGACTTGCGTCTCTTATAAACATGATATCGCTATCATGCGTTGACGACTTCAGCCCTGTCCAAGTCTGCACCTCACCATCACCCACCCTAAGGCTAAACTTGCAGTCGCGGATACCGCAAAGCATCTGACCTTTATCTATGACCATATAGGCGTCAAGATCGCCTCCTTTCTTTCGGAAGGTTAGCGTTAAGAAAGAGCCACCCCTTACGCTGTACGGAAATTCGAATTGAGCGCCGTTGTTCGACTTTAATGACAGCATCACTGACTTCTGATCCGTCATGCTGTCAACGTACTCTGCACGCCTCCAGGCTGACGAGATTTTAGAACTATCAGAATCAGCTTCTAACGCTGGCTCACTCACATCACTAGAGCTAACAACAGCAGACTGCTCAACCTTTGCTGTGTTAGTACCAATAGACCATGCTATCGGGAGCACAACAAATAAAACGAAAAGCCAGCCTAAGACGCCAACCTTCTTTTTAACCTTGGCGCCGCAGTGCGGGCATGCTTTTGCGCTCTTTGATACCTGCCCGCCGCAGTCGTGACACTTTATAACAGCCATATAATTCCTCCCTGATAGATTGAATGAATGTATCACTGAGGCAATGTCATGCCAAATACGTGCTACTTCCAAATATCCATAGCCTGCTCCAGCGTCATAGGCGGCTCTTCCATGTGCGGCATGAAGTCGTAAATCTTGTAGCCGCCGTTCTTGCTGTGCGCGTTCGCATAGAGCGTTGAAAGCTGTGCTGACCCTCGTTCTACACGCATACCCAGGTTGAAGCCGCCGCGAAGCCTTCGGTATTTCATCCACTGCAGCGCCTCTTGATAGCCGAGTCGCTGCTGGGCCTCAGCGATGGTGTTACCTCCCACCCCGCACAGGACGAGCTCATGCCAGAACTCGTCCAGCTCGCTCAGCTCTTCGTCTTTCCCGCGCCGTTTACCTCGCCCATGGCATTCAAAAGCGCAACAACGAGATTTCTATCCAGAGAGCCACCAGTGCGCTGCGGTTGCTTGTTCTCGTCAAGAACGGGATTGCTGTCCTTGTCCAGTACGACAGGCCCATGCGTGATGTCGTCTGGCGTAAATATCGCTACTCCAGATGCATCGCATATCGTTGCCGCAATGCGCGCTGCAGTGGGGTCAGTTTTGCGCCCAAATGCCATCAGGTCGGAAACTGCAGCGGCGTAGCCGATACGGCGCACAAACACCGTAGCCTCGTGCTTCTCGCCATCCATTTCCCATTCGATTTCTTTCGCCACAGGGGCGCCCGTAAAGGCACCCGCTGCTTTTAGGTTGTCGATGGTCAGGTTCATGGCGCTACCTTCTTAACCCAGGTGCTGCCGCCTGAGCGCTGAATGGTCATTGCGGTGGTAACTACTGCGCCGATCTGGAAGTCGAATGGGAAGTCCGCGACATAGCCTTGGAACAGCAGCCAAGTTCTGGTGGCGGGCAGTACGAAGTCGCCGGTGCTGTCCACTGTTGGAACGTCGGTGCCGTCTGACCACGCAACAGCCCATTTAACCGTAGGCGCGGGATTCTCTTGGCTCATTTCGTGGAGGCGGACGTGAGATGACACCTGCGGGTCAGCATTGACTGAAGCGGTGGCCTGCCCTGGCGTGCGCAGACCGGAAACGTATTCTCGGTCAAAGCTTTCGAGGCAGGTAGTTTCAATTGGGTCAGCTGGTGAGCCGCCAGGGGTTAGCGCGGTAGCACACTGAACGAATCCGATGGAATCATCCTCAGGGTCGATAAAGAACACCTGCGTGCCTTGGGTTTGAACACTCATGGGCATTACTCCTGTTGCGGGTTTTCAGGCATAAAAAAACCCGCTCAAGGCGGGTTGTTGGGGTTGCTTGTTTTAGCGCGACTTGAACCAGTCCACGCTGAAGGTGTAGCGGTATCGCTTGGTCTCTCGGTCCATGCTCTGGCCGAGCCAACTGGTGATATGGGCGTGCGGCTCGATTGCGTCTCGCAGGGCCTGGGCCACTGCGGTTACTGACGCGCTGGTGTTGCCGTACACGTCCACCTGCAGGCTGTAGCTGTCCATGTCTGGCGTTTGGTTGATGTAGTTCTCTGGTGCACCGCCCACGTTCTGCCAAACCGCGTAGGGGTATGGCGTGCCCTCTGGCACCTCACCAAATGGCCAAAGCTCTGGCGGATCGCCCAGCACTGCCTGCACGGCAGTAGAGGCGGCACAGACTGGATAGATTGGTGCGATCACTGGACGCCCGCCTTTTTCTTGGCTGCTTTGATGGCTCGGTTCATTTTCTTCTCGTACTGATCGCCAAACTCGTTGATGGCGGCGGCTATGTTGTCTGCCAGCGCGCGGCGCATAAATGGCGTGGCTGCTATGTCTTCTGTGCCAAACTCTTTGTAGCGCCAGTGCCGGGTATCCTTGCCGGGCAAGCCTTCCAGCGCCGATGACTTAGCATTACCACCTGCACCACCCATCACGCCCACACGAAACATCAGGTCACCGGTTCGCTTGAACGTGCGGCCAGACCAGCGCTCAACAATGTTCTTGGCAATGTTGGCTTCTGTCTCGGGGTCGTCTATCGCTTCGGCGTTTTGCCTTGCCTTGTTGCGCACCAGCTGGGCTGCCTTGCGCAGGGCGAACCGGCCGCCTTTCTTCTTTAGGTCGTCCTCAACAGCCTCGAACTTGCCCAGCACCTCAGCCAGGCCGCCGATATCCCATTGAACGGTATCAGTCATAACCTACCAGGCCTTTGAGTGCCTCACCGCTTTCGATCTCTGCCAGACTCCACTGCTTCCAGGCCAGGTCGTGTGCCCATTGCTCGCGGCCTGGCTTGGCGATTTCACCCAGCTTGTGCCCGGTTACATCCCAGGCCATCGCGCCTACATCTGCGGTGATGGTCGGCACGCCTGCCAGCACTGAATCCACGGCGGAGTTGCTGTTGTAGCAGATGGCGACAGCAGCGCCGGCCAGATCCTCTTCCAGCGTGCCGCGTGAGTTGGTCGCCATCCGCAGCTGCTGCTTGATGCCTTTGCGGGCGGTGAGTGGATGCGGGCGAAACTTGACTGGCAGCCCATAGGCCGCTGCAGCGCGCTCGGCTGTCTGCTCATACCAGGGCATCAGGTCTTTGCCCTGCAGACTGGCGTCGCCCGGCACCTGCCCCATCAGCAGAACGTAATCGCCGCCCTCTTTCCAAGGTTGAATAGTGAAGTTTTCGCGAAACCGGGCGCCGTCATCATCGTGCGCAGCCGGGAACTCGCCGTGGCCGTTCAGACCATTCCAGGCGAGCGACGTCCAAGCAAAGCGGTCACCAAGGTAGCCGCGCTCGATCACCAGTACTTCATGCCCGGCTGCTCTCAGCTTCTGACCAAGCCGCCAACCCCAGCAGGCAACGTGCTTTGTTCTGGCTGCCTGGCCGTGGGTCAGGGTCACATCAAAGCCAAGCGCCTCAAATCTGGCAGCAAGGGCTGATTGGTGTTCAAGCTGGTGCTGTGCGCGAGGGCTGGAAATCAGTGTGATATGCATACGCCAATCCCCATGTTGGAGCCGGTGTCGATGAACTCAACACATCGCTCTTTCTCGTCGGCAATCTCTGCCCATAGGCGGGGCACTTCAACCGGGTTGCCGTGAACCTTCTCGCGCATGCCTTGCCCCACAATGTCGTGAAAGGCAACAATCCGGGCCATGGGTGCGTAATTCTCCCAGTCCTGCTTGGCGCCCTTGTAGGTGTGGTCGCCGTCGATTAGAGCTGCATCGAACAGGCCGCAACCCTTGATGCGCTCGATCACATCTTTGTGAGTGCTGTTACCTAGAACCACGTCGATCACATAGCCCTTGGCGCGCAGGTCTTCGGCTACCGCCTGCAAGGATTGCTCTGTCTTCTTCTTGCCCCACAGACCGCCAGGCAGATCAACGGCGCACCCATAGCTACCAACCGGCAAGCTGGTCATCACCTCGTGAAAGGTGTCGCCGTGGCGGCTGCCAACCTCCAGATAACGCTTTACGCCATGCTGATTCAGCAGGTTGATAAAGCTGCGCAGCTCAAATTCATTCTGTGATGGCGCACGGCCGGAAAAGGTTTTCAGCACAAGGCTTGCTCCAGAGTCATACGCGGGAAGCAGGTCAATGCCGTTTCCCGTGAACAGTTAATGATTTCGGTTTGCTTGCGGTCGATCATGGCGAATTGCTGCAGCCACATAGCGCAGCGCTTGGCGTCCGGGTTCTTTGTGCTGGCGTGGTCTCCGTGCCAGTGGGTACCGCCCTTCACCGAGCAGTCATAACCCAACAGCAGCACCCTTGCCGCGCCGCGCTCGATGGCAAACTGAATCGCCCGCATGCCGCTGTTGTGCGGCTGGTTCGGTACGCGGTGCCGGTTGATTCCGTACTTTGTGTCTGCGCTCTGGTAGCTGGACCAGCGCTCTGCAGGCACATCGATCAGTTGTTGGTTGTGATCCCACCAGGCCGGATCAGCGGCGTAAATCACGTCGGCAAAGCGTGCCAGCTGCCATGAGCTGTTCACGGCGATGGTTGGCAGTCCAGCATCCTCGATTAGCGCGCAGTCAGCAGCGGCAAGGCTTGGGCCGCTGGCTATGCATGCGACCGTCTGCCCTTGCCACATCATCAGCCCTCGTTCACGCCCTGGCTGCAAGGCGCGGTCACATAATTCAGCCCGCTATCCGGGTCAGGCAGAAAGCCTGCCGGGTTGTATATCTTGCCGTTATGAACCAGCCGCATAGTTGGCAGCAGGCCGTCACGGTGGCGCAGGGTAATGCGGGCCACAATCTCGGACTGATTGGCGTGAGCGGCCATGAAGTCTTTCACGCTCAGCGGCTCGATGACGCAGGGTACGGACTCCCAGCCGGCGACGGTCTGCCATGTGACGATGGCGGCGCCGCTATCCGGGTCACGACCTGTCACCTTCTGCTGAATGGCGATGCGGTGGCGCAGGCGTCCGGCTTTGATTCCCATGCTCACCTCAGGCCAGCGCAGGATCGCGCGACGGACACAGCAGCGCGGTCACTGGCTTGGGCAGATAGCCCTGCTCGTATGCACCGTCTGCATTGTTGTCGCGGTCTTTGTAGAAGTAGCCGACCAGCAGCAGCGTCGCCTGCTGAACCTCTGCAGCCACTACCATGTCGCCCTGGCTGTCGATGACGTATATCGGATCACCGCTGCTATCCAGTACCGGGTTGTAGTGGGCGTCACGCTCGATCTCGAAAGGCGAGGCTGATTTCAGGTAATTTTTGACGGCCTTGGATGCGGCGTTGACGTAGCTGGTGATCAGCGTGTCATCGTCGTCGTGATCCATCTGCAGCTGATGCTTGGCCTGTTCCAGGGTGACGTACATCATTTCAGCTTCACCCCTTTGTCAGGGTCATGGCTTGACGAGTTCGGGCGCAGGTCTTTGCCGTCGCGGCCTTTTTTCACAGCCAGGCGCCAGTCAGCAGAGCCGCCGGGCACGCCTTCCGGTGCATCCTTCTGCGCAATCCAGTAGCAGCCGCCGTATGTGGTGCCGTCGCCCTTCTCGTAATCATTGTGCTCTTTGCTGAATACCCCGCGATCTACCACGGCGGCAATTTTGACTGACCTCTCGATTACCGTGTCACCGGCCTGCATCTTCACTGTGACGGTGCGGCCGTCTTCTCCCAGGCTCAGGTCGAAGCTATCCAGCGGCAGCGCGTCACGGCCATTCTCCGGCTTCGGCATGCGGTCTGCGGCCTTGTCAAAAGTTTCACGCGCTTGGCGCTCCCATGAGAGGGCAAGGTCAGAAAACCGGCGCTCAAAGGTGGCCGCCACTTCGTCAACGGTCGGGGCTGGTGAAGGCTCTATGCCTTTTACCAGTTGCTCGACGCGTGACTTGATTGCTTCCATGTCAGCGTCTTTGCCCGCTTCTGGTGCAGGCATGGCCTTGACGGCCTCGGCTACCAACTCGTTCAGTATCGGGCGCACATCTTCAGCGGTAACAGACTGGCCATCCTTAGCGGGCGGCAGATCAGCAGCAGCTTTGGCTACCTCTTCGCGAATCATTGGCGCCACGTCTTCAAGGGTGACGCTCTTGCCGTCTTTGCCCGGATCAGGCGCGGGTATCTCGGCAACTGCATCAGCGACCATCTGCTTGATTGCTTCGGAGTCGGCGTCCTTGCCGTTTTCGGGCGCAGGCACCAGGGCTGCCGCCTGCTTGGCGATGGCTTCAAGGTCGGGGCGCTCGGCCAGGGATTTCTGCAGATCAGCAATGCGCTGGTCGCGCTCCTGCAACTGACCGGCAAACTCTTTGCGCAGCTCGTCACGCACGCCAGCCACAATCCCGGTCATGATCGGGGCCAGGGCTTTTGCCTGGACTTCAAGCTCACGCATTGAGGGCACTGGTCATCTCCTTTTGGAAAAAGGCAGCGAGTGCACGCGCCTGATCGTCGACTTCTTCGTCGGTTGGTTCTGGCTCTTCAGGTGCCGGATTCGTGGCAGGCTGAACCGCTAGCGGGTCCATTGCATCGCGCGCAGCAATAGCCGCCATTGAGTAGTCTTGCTGCTGCATGTAAATGGTGTCGCCGCCAGTGATCGGGCCAAGGTTAAGCCGCTTACGTGCCTCATTATTGGTCATGATGCGGCCGGAAACGCCCTTACCCAGGGTGTCAATCTGAGTGGCGCTATCCATCCGGAATAGCACATCAAGATCAAGTTCAACACCCGTCCCTTGCTCGAACTCAAGGCCCTCATCAATGCAGAGCTCCATGTTCTCTATCAGCGACTGCAGGCACTGGCTGTAGTAGTCCTTGTTCTGTGCGTCGATGTTGTTGTAGGTCGGCATGGTGCCAACGCCGATCTTGTAGGCTGGTACGTGGAACGTTGAGCACACGACCTCTGCGGTCCAGCGCAGCTGCTCGATCAACTGGGCATCTACAGCAGTCATGCGCATAGGCTCAAACTTGAGGCCATCACCCAGCACGGCGACCTTGCCGGCGTTGCTACCGGTGTAGTTGGCGTCCCAGTGGGATTTTAGGCGTGCAGCAGTCTCGTCGCTGATTGCAGCGGGTGCAGTAAGCACGCCACCAGGGTTGGCGCCGTTGGCAAAAAACTTGTCAGAGTCGCTTTGGATCTTCATGCCCTGGCTTGCTGCCAGGCCAGAGGCGTATAGCGGGCTCACGCCAACTAGCGGATGGAACAGGCAGTTCATGCGATCGTGAATGATCTCGCTGGCGGGGACCGTTACTCCAACTTCACCCTGCCCGTTGAGTTCATCCTGGCTCAGTTGGTAGTAAACAGAGCCATCGCTGGCGACAAGCACATGTACCCGGGTTGGATCCAGAATGTACATACGCACCGGATTTCCACGATTGTCGCGCTCTTTCAGTACGTAGGTATTGCCCCGGAAAAGCTTGGATGTTGTCCACCACTCTTTGAACTGGATGTGGTTCTGGTAGCGGTTCGGCTTGCGCAGGACCGCATACTTTGGGTCTCTGAACGAAGACCAGATGCCGTTGCTGTCCTCTCGCACGGTGAGAAAAGGCATCTTGCCAATGTCGGCAGAGATCAGGGTGATGCAGGCATATACGGCGTGGTAAGCCAGAACGGTATCGGCGCACCACTCATCGTTCTTCTGCCATGCGCCGGTATAGGGCTCGCGCACCAATGGCGACCAGCCGCCGCGGTTATCTACCGGGGCGACGTAGCTTTTCTGCTGCGCAGCATTGCGCAGAGCTGAGAATACGCTAGCCATTCGCTATACCCCGGAAGATGACAGTGGAAAACAACATTGAGAACGCGCCGGCGGCAATCAGAGACCACCCGATACCGTGAATTAGGAAAACCCCAGCCGTCACGCTGGATGCTCCAATGAGCGCAAACAGAATCAACCAGGTGAACTGCGATGAAAGGACTGACGCCGTGGCTGCCAGCAACGCAAGTGCAGCGCGCTTTACGCTACGGCGAATATCCTTTGTCATGATTATTCCTTGTCTTCCGCGGGCGATGCAGGA